GAAGATGCGAGGATGCGCCGGGACTGTTCCCTTATAATCAATGCTGAGTGTACCATCAGGCTCAATTTGAACTTCTTTCTCATTAATAGAGAACTTAAACGGTATAAGGCAATCGACGGAGAACTCGGAAGTAATGGAATTTCTTCCGGGCGGAACCTCGCCAACATCTGACACTGTGCCAATCCAGTACTTGTCCATTTCATCGCGGAATATTATACGAGAGTTAGGTGTGCCCAGCTTGTCGGACAGCTTGATAAATGCCTCTCTAAAAGCTGAATTGCTCTCTGCTAAAAGTTGATACCCTACTACGATTTTTCGTTTCGGATATCGAGAATTTAGCAGTATCTCGCCATGCCTCGCGCCCACCTCTTTTGATTTAATATCAGGAGCGAGTAACTCTCGCCCCTGAACATATAGGGTTTTAAACCCTGGAATAACCTCATCGAGGTATTCTCCGTTAATTGATACAGCCTCCGCAGATAGCATCTTATTAGGCTGTTCGTTTACATCTATGAATTTATACATTAGATTCTCCCCCTATATCTGCTATCGCGCTTATCGAGCTTATTAAGCTCCTTCTGCATAGGCTTAACCGTCTTCTTGGCAACTACATCTCCGTCAAGCTCTGTTACGACAGTAACTTCATACTGTGCAATGTGGCCGTAGCTATAGTCTTCGGACATGTTAAATGCTCCGCCACCTATTCCAACCATACCTAGCTGAGGTGAGAAAGCACCAGCTAACTTAGAGCTAACTACCTTAACGGCTCTTATTTTACTTGCAATACCCTCTATCAGCCCTTGACCAATGTATGCGCCGTTGTCGAACTGCTTATGCGATGGCGAGCGGATTGCCTGCGCTTTCCTAATAGCAATGTCAGCAGCGTTTGATAGTGAAGTAGCTATGCTCCTCACCCTGCCTAGCTGCGATGCCATACCGTTTGCAAGTCCAACACCGATGTATACACCTGCCGCATATGCCCCGCTACCTGCAGAGTGTAGAGTCGATTTAATCGAATTGCTAGCACTCCTCGCAGTAGCTATAGCGGAATTGAGTCCACTTGATAACCCTGTACGGAAGTTATTACCTGCAGAACTTCCTGCGGCGGCTGTACTCGATGCCGCATTGCTGAATGCCGACTTGAGTTTATTCATTGCCGAGCTAGCATAGTCACCTATTGCTTTTAGACCAGACTTTACGAGACTAACCGAGCTAGTCATTACTGATAACGACGAGGCTGCCGCCCTTGCATTAGATGCTATCGACTTCATGGACGAATTAACCGCCTTGAGTGCGAGTGCTAGAATCGCAACTCCAACAGCCGCCAAGCCTACCATGATTCCAAATAATAGGAACATAATACCGCCTGCCATTGCCATTGCTCCAGCTCCGATTAGCATTGCTCCTGTAGCTAGAGCCATTACACCGAATGCGATCATAGCTATTCCTAGCACTATTGCTCCAGCCGCCGCCACTATGCACGCTACCCCGACTAGAGCTATACCACCTGCTGCCTGCAAGCCATATTGAGCCGCTATAGGTAGTACGTTAATGAGTCCGGTAACAGAATCAACTAGGCTTGAGAATGCAGTAACTACTGCTGCTATTCCCTTCGCAGCTAGCCATATGCCCGCACCTATCATCAGTACCATTGCACCGAACGTGAGCATCGCTGGGATTGCTGCATCGAGAGCGGGTCCGAACTTAGCGAATGCTATTACAAGTAGCCCTATAGCTATTGCCATACCCGCAAGAACCGCAACGGCTAACCCTCCGCCATCGGAGATAGTTTTCGCTGCCTTAGACAGTATCCACATTCCTGCAGCACACAGCACTATAGCAGCACCGAACGCCAACATTGCAACTGACATTGCTTTTAGCTTTGCCGGATTCATCGAGCCCATAGCTTTTGTTAAAACTACTAGACCTACACCGAGTAGTCCTATAGCTATCGCCATTCCTGCGAATACACCTATTGCACCCTTGCCCGACTTTGCGAGCATCACCGCAGTTTTAGCCATTATGTAGAAACCTGCAGCTATCATCAGAACGCCTGCGCCTGTAGCCATAAACGCCTTTGCAGAACCCAGCATCTGTGCACCCGATACTTTAGCTGCCGTGCCTACTTTAGGCAGCACGCTTGCCGCTGCCTCTGCACCTTTTGCCGTTGCATCAAGATATTTAGCTGCTTTAAGTGCTATCTTTAACCCTATAAATACTTCTATAAGTTCTGGAATATGGTGTATGAGGTATGCTATAGGCTTTGCGTTAGCCTTGGCAGCACTTGCTAGGCTTTTCATGGCACTAGCTGCGCTTTTAGCCCCTGACTCGAAGTTCTTTAATCCATCTTTAGCCTTAAGCTTATCAAGCTCTTTACCTACTGCACTAAATGCCGAACCCCATGCTTTACCAACTCCCTTGAAGGCGTTGCTTAAGATTTCAAACCTCTTTGATATACCCTCCATCATACTTGATAGAACAGATACACCTCCTCTAGTGAGTGCATCGAAGGCTGGTGCTAGACCCGAGGCTATAACAGCCCTCAAACCCTCTGCAGCTTGACCTAGTGTCTTATACTGCTGGGCTTGCTTCATGAGGGCTTTATTATCAGCCATCTTCTCCATTGCCTTGAAGAAGTCCTCGGTCTTAACCTTACCATCTTGAACATTCTTAACCAGTTCGGCTGTTGTCATGCCCATAGCCTTCGCTACTTGGGCGAGACCAGCTGGTGACTGTTCGAGCATCAGTTTAAAATCTTGCCAAGCTACTTTAGGCTTAGCAGCCATCTGAGTCGCCTGAGTTGATATAGTCTTCATGGCTTGTTTAGGGTTCTCAGAAGCGGCCGCAACTGCACCAAATCCCTTTACGAGAGATGTAGTAGTCTTCTTGTTGACTGCGTATAACTGTGCGAATGTAGACGCCATGTCTTTTGAGGAATATACAGTCTTAACCGCGAATGCTTGTAAGTCCTTCTTCGTGGCTCGTATCTGCTTTTGACTCATGCCAGACATAGCCATGTTATTGGAAAATGATTTCCACGCACTATTAGTCTCATTGACTTCCGACATAAGATTACGCATCTCGTTACCTAGGAATCGTACTGCTCCGCCACCTATAGACATAAGTGCGCCGAATCCGATACCACTTTTTAATCGAGATCCAAGAGAATCAGTCGTACCGAGCACCTTCTTGAATGTCGATGACATGTTCTTGTCCTGCGCCGATAAAACTGCTTTTACGGAAAAAGATTCAGCCATTATTCGTCCGCCCTCCTTTCTTTCAAAAATTTACTAAGGGCGGAGAATCGACCTTTGTTAGATTCATTCCCCTGCACCTTCTTAATTGCTTTGTCATAATCAAAGAATTTAATAAACTTATCAAATACTGGTTTCTGCTTCGTCTTACCAACATTCTTTTTGGCGGTTGCTTGGAAGTTAAGGTATGCCTGTAGGTGATTTCTATAGTCCCTATCTACTTGCTTAAGATTCTCCGCTTCAATCAGAATGTTGTATTCGTAGATGGTCAGCCTATCTACTTGGTCAAACGAGGTAAAACCGAAATATCTGAAACAGTCTATCGCCACTTGATGATACAAAGCCTCTTCGTCTAGATAATCTCGTCCTCCAGTTCCATCTCCGCCTTCTTCTTCGCTACCATATCCTTCATATCCTGTACTAGCCTCTTGGTAGCATTGGCTTTCTCTAAAAAACCTATCACGTCATTAAATACTCCGTCGATATCGGTCTCCTCACTATCCAGGAACTCGTCAATCTCGGGCAAAGTCAATCTAGGTGACTCGGTCTTATTGGCGGTGAAGATAGCATCTGCAAGAGCTTCTACGGAGTTATCCATAAGCTCTGCAATCATCCACTTCATGCCGACATTCTCAGTTACGCCCTTCATGCCCTCCACGGGTACCGCATTACGCTTGTTAACCTCTCGTAGAAAATTCATTCCGAATTTTAAAGGATAAGATGTTCCATTAATGATGATATCTGCCATTGTTATTCTCCTTTACTACAAATAAAATGGAGTGACTTGCGCCACCCCATAGTTAAACTCCTTATGCTCCAGCTACCGAATCCTTGAATACGTAGCTAGCCATCTCCTGCTGTGCTGTTGTGACTGTTACATCTCCCTTGACGCCTGTGCCGTTGATGCCGAACGTAAGCGAGACCTCCACAGACTCGTCAGCGTTAGAGGTCTTCTCAAACTCCGTGAGATAGCCCTGGAAGTATGCCCCTTTGAACTTATTAGTTCCTGTTCCAGCCTCTTCGAGGTTTGCCTCCCAAATCTCGATAATCTCGTTAGAATCAAGCGCACTCTCTAGCTTATCAAGCATCTTGTCACCTTTTGCCATAAGAGATGAGCACGTAATCTCCGTCTCAACAGCTCCTGGTGTCCTTACGCTGCCATCCTTAGTCGCAGTGGTGTCGGCATCTCTTGACTTAGTGCGTCCGTTTTCCGTTACAAACGCCAATATGCTCCCCGTTTCGCTCTGCGCCTTAGAGAGAAGACGGAATAGGTATACGATCTTCTTACCCGATACAGCAACTGCGAACTGCTGTAAATTAAACTTGTTCATATTTCCTCCTAACTAAAATGAAAACGCAGCTCTACTACCCCATGAAGTAGTGGCTGCTTAGTAGTATTATCTGTCAAAATTCGTGTCTGTCCGTTGCGGTAATCCCATGCATAATGCCCACTCTTTAGTTGCATTGCTGCCTCTTTAATCTTAAGCATAAGGCTTGATACAGTACCGCGCTCCTCTGGTGTATTGTGCCACACATGTACAGTAAGTGACACCGTGCCAAATATAGCACTCTTGTTGGCATCATCTACTTGATACGCATCTCCAAGATACACGAACGGATAAGGTGTGCCTTCCGGAGGCAAGAATCCATCATATACGTTTTCTTTCCCTATTACGGCCTCGACCGCTAATTTTACTTTCGTGAAAAGTTCCTGCTGTGGATCCATCATTCTGTTAACCTCCTCATATCTCGCTCAAATTGAGCACCTACTTTCTCGATTGCTGGCTTTACTACTGGCTCGGGCTCCATGAACCTTGTACCGAATTCCGTGTAGGGATTGTACTTCATAGCTATTCCTGCCTCGTAGCTCATACCACCATCTAGCGGATTACCGTTAACACTGTCGGCGGTATTTTGCTCTGAGTAGCCCTTAACATACGCCACCTTGGTATTAGCCTTAATATCTCGCTCAAGTCTGTTACCGTTAGTCGATACGACAGTCTTAACATCATTAAGAGTCGCATTCTTACGTAGCTTGCGGTTTAGGTTGTCGAGTCCAACAATCTTGATACTAGTCCCCATTACTGCACCTCCGACACGATAAATGTCTCCTTGGTTCTTAATCGTCTTCGCTGATTAACCGCATACGGTTTGCCGGCTATTTCGATTCGGTCAAATGGCTGTTCGAAATGCCCTTGTATCTGTACTACTAGTGCCCCTTGCCTAATCTCACCGTATAAGAGCCTCATCGTCTCTTGGCCAGCATTCATCACGCTTGCGTGTGTAACCGTTTTCTCCGGAGAGGCTTTCTCATAATTACCAGTCTCGGCATTATAGTCACCGCGTCTGAATTTTACGAAACTTATAAGTGTGTCGTACCTCATAACTTAACCCCCTTTACAGAAAACGTATAACGCCTCTATTCGACTCTTTCTGTGCGTTGAGATAGTCCTGTATCTCTCCTGCGTACGGTGCGAAATCATCATCAGACCATCTCATTGATTCGCCTTCTACGGTGTGACTTTCAAGTCCCTCGGAACCTATCTTGTTGAACCTCGATATGCACACCTCGGTTACGATGTAGGACAGCTGTTCAGGAATGCTAGAGACGCCACCTAGCTTCCACTTTAGCCGCGCCTCTGTTAGTTCCTTAATAGCTTTCTTCTGTTCGTCGAGTGTGCCAGTCAACATTACAGTTACGTTGTCCGACATATCGACCTCCTACTTCTTGCTGTCCTTATCTGGTGTCTCTTCGGTCTCTAGAGTATCCGAGGATTCCTCGTCATCTTCCTTTGACGATTCACTCTCTGCAACCTCTTCGCCCTTCGCGTCAACCGGGACAGTCTTTACAGCCTTAATTATTGGCTGACCCTGTAGGTTATCTGACCCTAGAAGCTCTTTGATTCGCTCCTCCGATGGTTCAAGCCCTTCTCTTGGGTATGCATCTCCTACGTCATATAGGTATTCTGCATCCTGCAGATCTAAAAATGCGTTAATTACGATAAACATAATTTACCTCCGTTCTTTATTTAAGCACCTGCGACAATCTTGCCCTTGATTACTCCGTCGACTTCCTCTGGGTAGAATACGACTCCGGACATAATGAGTGTGTCGAGCGATGCTCTATCAGATGCAACGTTGTGAGACATTCCCACGAGTCCGCTCTCGTCGAATGTTAGACCGAAATCCTGTGCAACATCACCGTTAGCTGGTACATACGCACCGTTTAGGTTCTCAGTAACAGTACCGATTGGTGCTCCCTTAGTAACATTAGACGATAGAATCGCTGTTCCTAGTCCTAGGAAGTTCACAATGTAAGAGAATCCGAATGCAGTCTGCATTGTAACTGTAGCCTTGCCGAGATACTCTGCGACGTCTTCTGGATTGATGAAGAACACTGGTGTAGCATCTACATCCTCGAATCTTGTCTGTAGCTTACCCCAGATTGCGGATAGAGCCTCCTGTAGGTTCTTGCTCTGTGCGGCTGTTCCTGTGCCTGTTCCTAGCATCGTGAAGAAATCCTTCTTGATATCCTTGCGCACCTCGCTAACAAGCTTTCCGTCAGTCTTATTGATTGCAACGTCGTGTCCGGACTTCTGGATGTCCTCTGCAGTAACGAGCTTGCGGTACTTCTTGAGCCTTAGTTCGTGAGTCTTAACAAGCTTACGAGAAATCTTAGTTAGGTTGATAACCTCCCCTTCTGCCACCTGCGCTGGGCTGTTCTCTTTCTCAAGCTTGTACTGCTTGATGTTTGTTCCCGCAGCCATTGGCTCCATTTCAGTGATGCCGAGTACTTCCTGCAGTTTCACGATATTATCAACAAGTCTGTTGGTGTGATCAATCGAGATAGCTGGCTCTAGGTCGCCAGTAACTGTAGTGTTCTCGATTACTGCAAATCTCTGTAGTTCAAATCTCTTGTTCATAGTTCTTACTCCTTAAATAAATTCATATTTTCTTTGATTAACTTCTGTCGCTCCTTGAGGTTCTTTACCTTCATTATTTCCTCTTTTGTGAGCGTACTTGAGCCTCCCGATGGTGGTGTCTTGCCCTTAAGAGCTGCCTTAACACCTTCCTGTACAGCTGCTTTGAATGCCTTGGAGAATGCTGCAACGTTCTCTTTTGTTGTCTCCGCATCCTCTCCTATAAGGTTTGCGATTAAGTTGTCCGGAACCTGGATATCTGACTCAGAGAGTATGCCTCTAGCGGCGCTTGCTAACTCGCTACGTGTCTTATCCTTCTTCATTGAGTCAAGCTCTGACTGTAGCGCCTTGAGTTGCTCCTCTGCGGTCATGTTGGCAAGCTTTTCAGCCTCTGAAATCTTCTTTGCCTGCTTCTTCTCCCATTCTGCAAACTTCTTATTTAGAATCTTGTTGACATCTTCGTCAGTATACTTCTTGTCACTATCTCCGCCGGCGGAATCGTCTCCGGAATTACCTCCGTCTCCTCCGGTAGCGTCTCCCTCTCCGTCTCCGCCTTCTGCGAACTTCTGCAGATTCCAACGTTGATTCCATCGTTTTAACTCTTCGTAGTACATAAAATTACCTCCATGTGTTTATAGATACAATGCTTATCGTTTCCGTAGCTTTTATAGCCATCCACGCCTAGGCTCTTCCATTGCTTTTATCGACGTCAATGCTCGGTCTAGTCCGTGTGGACCATCACATAATCGGGATAGCTAGCAGCAATCCCATTTACGCCAATTAAAAAAGAGCTAACGAGTAGCTTGTACTCATTGCTCACTTCTCCTATAGGGCAGATTCGCCCATATCCTGCCTCTGACGAGGTTTTATACTCACCACCAGTTAATTCCTTGGCTGACTCCTCCAACGTCTGATACAGAGCGGATACACCAGCACAGACGATGTCCGAGCCATGTGGCATATACCCTGCATGACCGTTCACCTCTACAGAGTAGTTATTAACTTTTATTTGTATCATTCATCATCCCTCTTTTGATTGAAGATGTGCGAGTATTTCTTCTGTAAAACCTTAAGGTCACTCGCAAAGAGTCTCCTCAACTTTCCCAGGTCCCTAGACACCTCTCGACGAGTGTCTTCGGTTAATCGCGAAAAAATCTCACTCTCCTTTGCAAGATACCTCCTACTCAGCGCGGTGTATTCATTCAAATAATTGGTGTAATCAGGAGCCTTGTCATTGATTTTTCCTCTTTCGCCCATATTCAAACCTCAATTCTTTACGCAAAAGTTTCATAGTGTAATCATAACCGTCTTCTTCAAGATCTATCTCGCTACGAAATCCCGCTGCACGTGCTTTTGAACTGTATAAATCTTTGTGTCTAGAATACACCTCATCCCAGGTCATATCAACGGTATCACTCCGTCTTCGCATTTCATAAGAGTATGAGCTATCAGAGGCCCTCATATACGCCTCTTTGTTGGCTATGAATCCTGCTACGTCATCCTCACTAAATGAGTAATTTGTCTCAGTGTCGAGATGGTTATGATATGAGTATGCTCCTTCGCGCCCGCTCCGAATCCCTGTAAGGTCTACACCACCAACACTACCTTTAGTCACCCATATCTTACCGTCAGATGTAATTGTTACATCCCACTCAACATCAGCGCCCGCAAACTTCCGTTCGGCAGCAGCAAGTATTTTTAGGACCCTTGATTTATCAGAAAAATCAACATTTCCTATGTGCTTAGTCTCTCCAGCTTTGATATCGGGGCTACCAGAACCTCTGCCAAACCTTAATGCATCCTTCCAATCATCAAAACCTCCGCTGAATGTTCCGTCCGCTTTAGCATCGAGCCAATCGTTATAAGCTTTTTCGTCTACCCACGGTGCTGTAGAGCATCGGCAGTGGGGATGCATAGGCGGTGCGTTATCTCCGGGCAAGAAATCTTTGACCTTAAAGTGCTTGCCATTAAGGGCGGTACAAAACTCACAAGGATGTGGTCCCAACGCCATGAACTCGAACTCCTCAACACCGTTGCGATTATACTGCTGCATAGCCGCCTCTGTTCGGCAACGTTTTAATTCGGTGTGTAATAGCCTCTTTGCCTCGTATAACGACGAACCGAATATTCGTTTAATCGCCCTATAATCGAGGCGCTCACCGCGTATCATAGATGCTAGAAGCGACTGCTCTAACTTCTGCTTTAGATATGAGTTATTAACCCATATCCTCTCGGAGAAATGGGCGCTATGGAACGATGCGTTAACGATAGCGTGGACTTGCTTATCATTAACACCTATAGTGTCGCCCATAATGCCCGCTTGCCTCTTTATCTCGGCAGCAGTGTTGCTATCGAGCTTCGAGGTGTAATACTTGTCTAGCGAATCTGATAGTGATGCGAGGTGTACCCCAATCATTGACTTAAGCATCTCAAGTCTGTTGACCTTCATAGTCAGATTGTAGAGCCTCATCGCTTGGTTAGCCTCTGGGCTGAAATCCTTATCAACAACTACCCTCTTTGCAAGGCGCTCATATGCTTCTATATCGAGCTTGTCGACGCGTTTCTTCGCCTCTGATATGCTGATACCTTCCTTGGTAGCATAGCGACCGTAAAATGCGTCAATCTCCTTCTGGATGTCAGCTAACGACTCTCTATACATCCTGTCGACAACCTTATCATATTTAGCCTCGTCGGTGATGTTCCGCTTGCGCTGTTCCTCTTCTCGCTGTCTCCAGTACTCGCTAAGCTTCGTCGCCATCTCCCGCGCCTCCTAGGTTACCGAACATCTGACTTGCACTCTCTTCGTTCTCTGCCTTAATCTTCTCCATCTCCGCTTTTGGATCATCAACAACCGATAGAGTCTTGAGCTGCGTCTCCTTAGAGGTGATACCCTCGAGGTTCTTCGCAGTCTCCGCCTCATCTCCTAGATTAGCTGGGTAATTCATAGTGAAGTGATAGTCTATCTTCACCCAATCGTCGCCCTTCATACCCGACAGAGGGTTAGAGAAGATGAGCTTGTATCTGTGGTTCATAGCCGATTGGAACTTGAGAGCCTTGAATGTCGCTAGGTTCTGCATAGCAAGTAACTTATACTTGAGAGCTACCCCTGACGCTTGTCCCGCGAAGTTCTCGTCGGATATATTCGCAATCATCGACGTTGCAAATATGAGTTTCTCTAGTCTATCGAGTAGATTCTCCTGCGTATCGTCTGCCTCAGGCTTTTGGAGGAAATCAACATCAACCTTGTTATCGCCAAAATTACCACTAAAGTTGATTATTCTGTTCCTACGAATCTCTGGTATCGTCTTCTCATCAACTCTCGGTCCTAATATCTTCATGTATGCATCAGCGAAGTAATCAACGTCGTTAGCCTTTTCGCTGATAGCCTTGTTATATGCGTCAATCTGTGATAGTACTGATTCATACAGTCCCATACTCTCTGCATTCGCCCTATACTCTACTGCGGGCACTCCATCAAATCCGTGTATTACTGGATCATCATCCCACTTTATACTTGGGTTCTTTGTGAAGTACTGAACATGTGTTGAATCAGACCATGACCCCCGCTCAATCTTGTTGCTATCCTTGTAATAGCGGATAAAAAATAGTGGTCGCTCAAGGATAGAGTCGTCCACTAAAAAGAATGATTGAAGAGGGCTAACCTCTGTGTAACAAATCTCTGCGTCTTCATCTACGTATAACAGTTCGTGGTAGTCCCCATGTATATCGGCACCCTTAGCAAGTTCGAGGTTGTGATTATCCTCGTCGTTGTATAGGCTTAATCTTCCCAGGTACTCGTCGATGTTGCTGTCATCCGAATTAATCTTGATAGGGACACCGCAGAAGAACCCAACGAATGTGTCTGTCAGATACTTTGCAAAATTTGCTGAAATCCTAACGTCTGGCTTATAATCCTCTTTCTTAGGAGCACCGAAAATTTTGTATTTGTTCTCGTAGGCATCCTGCAGAACCCTATTCCTCTTGCTAACATCCTTCTTGTGTAGGTTAATGTACTTCGCCAACAGTTGTGGCGACATAACTGTATCCCGTGATATCTTGTATCGCATTACAGCCCTCCTCTTACGCTGTTATATGTCATCTCATCATCAACGATATGCGGTTCGATTCCGTACCTCATAGCGTCCATGAGGTGGTTGAAGTCGTCTATCGGCTTGTTAAGGCTCTTCCCGAACTTGTCCTTTGCCCAGGTATAATTACTAATCTCGGTTAAGAAGTTCACGCACCTCGGATGTATGATGATCTCGAAATCCTGGATGAACTGCACACCCGAGTTAATGGAGTCGCTACCCTTTTTAGAGCCCCGTACGGTCAGACCATAGCCCCGTAGCTCATCTATTGACTTAGGCTCTGCACAGTCAGCAACGATGGTGTCCTTCGAATGCCCCATAGAGCTAATCTCTTGGTAAATCGCTCTGTTCGACAAACCCTTCTTGTAGAACTCGTCGTACACCCATATCTTGCGAGCATCAGTGTCGATATAACCATCAAAAAAGGCAGCCGGGTCGTTCGTGTAACCGAAGTCTAGACCGTAGGCTGACCTTATATCGTATTTATTCTGTATCTCCTTGAGGGTGAACTCTTGCTCTTTCCAGTTCTCGTATACAAGACCCTCTACAACTCCCCAACCACCGAGACCAGCGACCGCAAATCTTCGAGGGTTGCGAACTCTCATTCGCTCGAATGTCCTCTTGTCGGCAATGTCTAGCCACTCATTGCACATGTAGTTAGTCGTTAGTGCAAGTATGTCGGCATCCTCTACATCAAAGAACCTGGCCTTTAGCCAGTGCTTTTCATTCCAAGGATTGAAGGTCAGTGTTATCTGTTTGAAGAGGTTATCTGGCACAACCCCTCTGATAGATTCGTCTATCATGTCGAAGTCGCCCTCGGTCATAACCTCGTATGCCTCTTCTATCCAGCACCAGCACAGCACGCCCTTGCTTACAGCAACGGACGCAATCTTAAGCGGATCATCAAGACCTCTGAACAGTATCTTCTGCCCCGTAGGCTTGTAAGTTGCCTCAAGCGGAGACAGTTTGAACTCCCACTTATCCAAGACACCTAGCCGATTAGCCGCCCACTGTAAGTCACTATAGCAGCTATCCTGTAGCGTTCTGAATACCTTACGTACCACGAGGGTATTTGCTTCCGGATACCTCATCATTGAGGCAATAATCCATAATGCGGTAGTCTTTGACTTCTTCGAGGCACGAGAGCCCTTAACGACTCTATATCGCCCTTTGAACTTCCAAAACTCACCATAGCCCTTACCGACTAGTTTCGGAATATCAATGCGTTTCTTACTCTTCGACGTCATCATATCCCACAAACTCGACTGCGATATTCCCGTCAACAGACACTTTGTCCGTAAACGCCCCATAACGCTTACCAAGTAGCTCTGCGGCTTTTAACTTCTCCTTCTCGTCTGGAGTCTTGTCCATGAGTCTCGCACAGGACACTCCGTCGCCCTCTCCCTCGACTACAACTACCGCGCTTTGCGTTTCTCCTCTCATCACAGAAGTTAGATACTGCAGCACTTCTTCTTGATCCGCTATCTTTGCCGAGTTAATTGCATCGAGTCTTTCAGCGATATAGGATTTTATATGAGGTTTTTTGAGGTTCTCAGCACCTTGCTGATATGCTGCTCTCTCCGCATACCCTGCCTTTATGGCTGCCTCTGTAGCATTACCGCTGATGATGTACTCATCTGCGAAACGCTGCTGCTTTATTGTTAATTTCAAGTACACCACCTCCTTTAAGGTATTAAAAAAGAGCCCCGAAGGACTCTGTTTACTTAAGGTAAATTATTGACAAGGTCTCGTTCTCTATCAGATAGTTCCCAAGCGACGGTGTCGTCTGGTATCTTTTTCTCCGCTGCTGCTTTCTCCGCTGCTGCTTTTTTGCTCAACAAAAGACCTCCGCCAAATAATGTTTTCCCGCTCTCAATCTGGGAATCCAGTCTACGAATAAACACAGCTCCGTTTCTTGGGATTCGATAATCAATACCACAACTTGACAACTTCGCACCAATCGATGCTGTGAATACCTCTTGCGGGTATCTATATTTTGGTAAAGTCCTAGTTTTCTTTATTTTACTGCATGTTTCTTTTAATAAGACGTACAAATCTGGGCCGTACGCACAAGCATAGGATCTAGGTTTGTTCTAAAACTCGTCTTTACTTTTGCTCCATTTTCGTAAACAACATCAGTACAAACTGAAATAAAACAGCTTTTTTTATATTCTCCACTTAATCCTGTTAAATGCGGCGAAAATAAAAAGAACGGAATATCCCGCTCTTCGTAAAAATTACAGATTTCTTTAAAAATTGAAAAAGGTGGATTATCGACAACTGTGTATCCGTCTGGATACTCTGCATTTTGATAATCTCCTCCAGGATAGAATGGTCTGATAATTTTATTCGGATTTATGTCGTATTCTTGCACAACCCAGGTTAGCACGGTGTTATACACTTCCTCGGGTGTGTAGCAGTCATCAGTCGTTTTTTTGGGTTTAAATTTATCAACAAACTGTTTATATTCTTCGGTCATTTCAGCTTCTATATTGTTTATTTGTTCTAGCATTATTTTATTTTCTCCACAAAAGAAAACCCGATACCAACTGGTACCGGGCAACACCTTATTAAGTTTGACTTTAAATGGATTTGTTTCAAGCAGTGCCGCGGGGTCTATTCTCCCCCCTCTCTAGCTTTGCTTGAGTATATCATAAATCAGAGAAGTGGGTCTTTTCAAGTCCTCTTAAGTCTCTTTTTTTAAAGAGACCTCAAAACATCTCTATGCTTCTTAAAAACCCACGACCTCGCCCAGTGCAACGTGTCTATACATTCAACCCATTCTTTGCCGTTTACATACCGCGCATACACGATGTCCCTCTCCAATGGATCGCTTAACGTATCAGCAAACAACGCAGCTTTATACACCAATTCATGCAGCTCATATATATCTCGCTCGACTTCTGCCTGTAGGTCAACCGCCATACTCAGGCAATCGCTAGCTGAGTCGTTCACACTTGATTGTACACGCTCCTTGTACTCAATCGCTCCGCCAGTTGCTCTCGTCTCGTACAGCTCAATACGCTGCATCTTGCGCTTAATGTGCTTGCGTAGCTTTGGAATTCGTAGTAGCTCCTCTTTAGTTATCATCGTCAATCTCCCAGTTCAGATAAACTCTAGCCTTCTTAAGGTCTTCAGTGCGATTCTTTTTGTCCGCTCTCAGCAGATACTTTAGCGCACAGCCTCTACAATGCGCTTTGAAACCATCCTCTCCCAGTACCGCCTTTATGACGTCGATTGCCTCCACATTCAGTCCGTCTAGCGTGTAGTGACTAGGACTCTTGATTACGTCCTGTTCGGATTCCACACGCTGGGCACCGTCCCCGTTCTCGATTCGCTGTAGTTGTCTCTGAATCTTGTATTTCTTAACCACATCGACCTGCTCATCGGGTATGTCCCGCAAGTACTTAATTTGCGAGATCATAATCTCGACATCTGCTACCTCCTCAATAATTGCCCTTTCGTCCAATGAATTGATGGCTTCTATAAGTTCGCCAAGTTCTTCCTTGCACTTCCCTGATTGATGTTCTAGCCCGTAGTGGTCGGCTATGTATTTCAAATCCTTGTTAAACATTCTGTGCCTCCTATCTGCTCTGCGTATCGCTGAGCCTCTCGCAGTGTATCGAATCTAATTGACTTGTGGTCTTTTGCATATACGTAATGCCCTCTGGTCGCCCACCTACAACCGCTAGTCAGCCTGATTGCCTGGCGCTCTGTGATTATCGTTACTCCGTGTGGATTTGGAATAGGTTTATACTCTTTTGTGTGTCTGAACGCACCGTACTCTTCTGCGGTTAATATCCATTTAGCCATTCCGCACCTCCACATCCACAACAATTACTACCACCAGTAGTATCGTTGCTGCTATATACATCCCCTGCCTGTGTCCTATGAATAAATCCAGTAGCGGAATGATAATCATGTATATCACCCCTACATCGAACACCAGGTACAGCCAATTAGCCATTACCATATTGCCCCTATAGTGCTGCACCAGGGCAATTACACCTAGCAGCATTAAGGCTATTAGTTTTATCAGCATGTCGCCTCCTTAATCCTCTTAATTCGTGCCTTAAGCGAATCCATGACGAACTGCTGTACGTCGTCTTTTCTCGCTAGGGCTGCCATAACGTCCTCGTCTCTCGTCCCTTCACACACTAGGTGATGCACTATAACCTTCTCGGTTTGACCTTGCCTATGCAATCTCTTATTCGCCTGCGTGTATAGCTCGTAGTTCCAGTTGAGACCGAACCACACAACGTGATTGCCTCCTTGCTGTAGATTAAGCCCGTAAGCCGATGATGCCGGATGTGTAAGTAATATATCTATCTTGCCCGCGTTCCAGTCGTCCTCATCCTCTGTCGTCTTAAGCTCTCTCACGACTAGTCCGGTCTTGGCTAGCGCCTTCTGGAGTCTCTCCCTATCGTGCTGATAGTTGTAAAAGACTAGTGCGTTCCTTCCCGAAGCGCTAAGGCTCTCGATAAGCTCCATAAACGCCTCTATCTTGCACCCATGCACCTCGTGTACACTGTGGTCCTCTCCATAGATGGCTCCATTACCTAGTTGTAGTAGCTTGTTAGATAACGCAGCTGCACTCGTAACTGTTACCTCGTCGTCCGGAAGCTCTAGCACCATTTCTCGCTCTAGCTCTCTATAGGCTTTTGCAGCTTTTGGATCTAACTCAACAGGTACCTCATGCATAATGCAGTCTGGAAGCTCTAAGTAGTCGCTGGCCTTCATGGATACGCATATATCCGATATGGCGGACAGTATCGCCTCTTCCGAACCTTGCTTAACGCTGTACTTGTACACTATGCCGTTGTGTCTAGGCCCTGCGTCGAAGTATCTCTCGCGGAATCCCGCATACCTGGTGCCTAGCCGTGCGCCTTCATCCAGAAGATACAGCTGTGCCCATAGGTCAGCAAGCCCGTTAGGCGACGGCGTACCCGTCAGCTCTACAATTCGCTTAATCCTAGGTGCCGTTGCTGATAGCGCCTTGAACCTCTTTGCCTTATGACTCTTAAAGCTGGACGATTCGTCTATGACTACCATGTCAAATGGCCAATCATTCTTGTAGAAATCGACTAGCCACACCACATTTTCGCGGTTGATGATATAAATATCAGCTGTCTCGTAAAGTGCTCTTATACGCTTTTTCTCGCTGCCTAGCACCCTGCTGATGCGTAGGCATCTTGTATGATCCCACTTGTCTTTTTCTTTAGACCATGTGCCTTCCGCGACTTTCTTTGGTGCTATAACAAGCACCTTGGATACTGCGAAACGGTTATACTTAAGCTCCTTGACAGCTGATAGCACTATCGAAGTTTTGCCGAGTCCCATGACTCTCAGTCAAGGAACAACCCCAGCTTCGGAGTATCCACGATCCTGCGGATGCAGTAACGCTGATATTCGTGTGGTGTAAATTCCATGACCGCATCACCTCCTCTCCTCAAACAGCCAACAACCCTTGAAAAAGCGGCCATTATTGGCCTTCCTGTGAGAATAAATCAGCGCCCAGGGTTTCCCGTATAGTGCCAATCCGCCTTCTTTTAAGCTCGCAAAATTGTACTGTTCGCCGGTGATGATATTCAAAGCTGAGACGGGTGTGTCCTTGTTCTGGTTCCCTAGCTTTCGTGAATGCTTAATATTTGATTTTTGACTACACCACTCAAGGTTTTCCGCATGGTTATTCGTGATATCAGCGTCTATATGATTGACCACTGGAAGCTTTTTAGGATTCGGGATAAACGCATCCGCCACAAGCCTGTGAATGTAGGCATGCGTTGCAGTGCCATTAACAACTAAGTTAACCCTGAGATACCCGCCCGTGTTTACATAGGGTTTCAAAAATATTTTTGTGCGTTTCGAAAATACTTTTCCCGTATCCGTCACGCTGTAGTATGGTTCAAACCCTTTGACGTCCTTGAACTCCATGGGTCACATCACCTCCTTCCAAGTCTTCGCTCTAGCCTATATGCTGCAGTCTCTAGTCCGAACTCCATGAAGAAGTCGCGAACCTCTGCCAGTCCATGCAGTACTCTTACCGTCTGCCCTAATTCAGCAATCTGTCTACACTGTAGCTCCTGTAGTTTTGATAGCTTGCCCGTGTCCGTCTTAAGTTCGACGAACACTATCCGCCCATCGGGTAGCATCACAATCCTATCTGGCACCCCGTCGTTTCCCGGGCTCGTGAACTTATATGCCTTGCCGCCTGCTTTCTTTATCTCATCTCTGAATAATTTCTCGATATCTTTTTCAAGCATTTTTAGCCTCCGTGTTCTGTAAACTGTAAATCCTATTACGCGTATATAAGATATAATTAGGCGATTTAGGTAATTTAGGTAATATTAGGTATCTTTATTACTCTCTATTTTTTATTTCTTATAGGTTTTCGGTTTACATAGTTTACAAATAGCTGTATTTATTAGTTTTTCAAGGGTTTTAGTGTAAACCCACTTTGTAAACTTGGCTGTAAACCGATTTTTTCGGTTTACAAAAGTTTGTAAACCATTTTTGTTGTAAACCACCGTTTTTGCTGGCGGGTTTACACCCTTTTGAACCCTTTTTGTATGCCATATGGTCCACACCTCGTGGTAGATTTTGACTTTTCCCAACCGGGTATCTTCCTTAATACCCTCGCTATCTCGTTCCTATTCTGTGGTTTTAGGTACTTGATATCGCCGTTAAGACACTCCGCCCATATCTGTGCTATACACACTCTGTCCATTGGTTCAAGTTCGCCCTCATATGCTGCGTTACCGTTAAGGAACATCCTGCGTTCCTGCACCGTCATATCTAGCCAGTTAGTAGGCACTTTAGTCTCAAGGTAGTCTCTTATATTACCCTCTAGCGCGGAGTAATCGCTGTGTTCGTCCTGTACTTCAAGTGCTATAGCCTCAATCTCTTTTGATAGAAATAGCTTTTCACCTAATAAGTAGTACGCATAAGCTTCTGCCCATATCTGGTCTACTTCGCCAGGGAGATCGTCCCATACCGATTTAGTAGGTTCATATACGCCTACATCTATAGGCCAAAATCTGCGATTTCCCGTGTCATCTTTGAGGAACTCAACCTCGTTAGATGTTCCGAAGAAAACGCATCTACGGGGATATCTAGCTGTCCTGCGGCCATATGGCGCACGGTATATATCGTCCACCTTGGATAGGAACTGCTTAACCGAATTAACCTCTTGACGGTTCATCGCGGTTAGCTCTCCTACTTCGACTACCCACACACCTTGTATAAGCTCTGCAGCTTCTTTACCTTCGAATGTAGTGAGCGAGTCACTGAACCAAGCTTTACCTATAGTAGATAGGAACGTACTCTTACCTATTCCCTGTGGTCCTGCGAGTATCGGCATGTAGTCGTACTTGACAAAATCCTTCATAGCTCTAGTAACTGCTGCGCATAATGACTTACGAATAACCGCCCTTGTGTATGGGTTATCTTCTGCGCCAAGGTAGTCAATAAGAAGTGTGTCTAGTCGCTTCACACCGTCCCACTTGAGCCCCTTAAGATACTTCCTAACGTCGTTGAACTTGTGCTTACCCGATACAATGGTAAGTGCGTTACTGAGTAAGTCCTTGCCCTTGATGTCATAGTAGAGCTCCATGTAGTTCGCGTAATTAGCATCGTCATTATCCGTCCACGGTCTCTGATCAGTTCCGCTGTCCCACGGTAGTGCTCCGAGCACGACGCCTTGGTTGGCGAACTCATCAATGGCGATTTTGTCCTTAAGTAGTGGGTCGTGTTCGAGTATCATCACCGCATTGTTGATAGTCTTCTTAATCTGCCCGCCAGAGTCCAATGCGAGCTTCGATATCCAGTCAGTATCGATATCCTCTTCTGCTATAGGTAATAAGTTCTCCTCCTTAAATGACTCATTAGCCGCCTCGATGCGCTCTCTAGCCATGATATCTGTAACTGCCTTGTCATTAGCTGCTAGAGTCTTCATAGCGAGGAATGAGGGCAGCCTGTTCATTGGTGTGCCCTCTTTCGCCTCATCATCTCTATCTCCGTACATGTGTAGCCTTACGAGGTCCCACGCATTAACTAGCTGACCACTGCAAGGGTCTGTAGCATGGTGCGAAAAGAGGAAGAGGCCACCGTCGTATATAACTGCACCACCTGCTGTACTACCGCCTGTATAGGTGTAGCGGTTAGTGTCCTCCGTAGGCTCATACATATTGGGTATGAACTTCTCCATTGCCTCCTGTATGGTGTAGGCTCTACAGAATGCACCGACTATGCCGTGCTTGGTCGTTGGGTCTTCTTGCTTCGCGAGTCTCCTCTTCTCGATTGCATCTGCGCCAGGTATCTGTGGCCACGACGATATGTCGTGCCAGTTATCATATAATGCGAGTATTCCCTTCCCGGAGCAGAACGCGTTATCGTATATCTCGCACACGTACTGACTATCACTTGAGCAGCTTGGCCAGTACATAAGACGTGATGCCTCGAAGGTTGTCGGGTCGCAGTACACTAGCCCTATCATCTCGGCTAGTTTGCGAGCAATTGGCTCGTACTCGTCTGCTGTTACTGTTTGGTCGAGCGGGATAATGACTCTTAGCCTAGGTGAGTAGTCGCTGTGCTTACGTGTGCTGTAGACAGCTGCAGCGCAGCCTAGTGACCCAACGCGCTTAAGTATGTCATTAGTACCTCCTCTAGGTACGTTGTCGAGGTCGAGAGTGACAAGGTCACGCCCTGTCACTGCGTCCGCCTTACGGCGACCTCCTGCGAGGCTACCGCCAACAAAACCGCCAACGTCTTTTAGTTCGTCCTGCCTAGCCTTGGTGTAGCCAAGATACTCCTGCAGTGTCTCCTTCGACTTAATCGGTGTCTGGAGCTTCTCGCAGTATTCTGACCACATCAGGCTACCTGTTACCCAGTTAATGGACTTGCGGCTGCCTGCGGTCGCTATTGTAATATGTCTATCGTTAATCATGAGTGTTAGTCCTTCATGTAGTAGTTTGATTCAAAGCCTGCGCCAGATAGCGGCAGTCCCTCTGCCCACGGTATCGGCTTGGCAAATATTGCGTTAACATCATCGAGCATGTCTTCTAGCTCCGCCTCTATGACGATCTCATCGTGTATGTGCATAACGGGCTTATAACCTGCCTCTATGCACCTATGCAGTGTTATCTCTAGGCAGTCTCTAGCAATTGCCTGTACGACGTTCTCTATGAGCTTGCCTCCGTACGTCTCTTGCGTCTCCCACTTCTTGTTAGATTGGTTGATTCCCTTGTACTCAATCGATGTATGACCCCAGCGATTAGTACCTAGCCCAGGTGAGCAGTAGAAGAGCTTGCGCCCAGATGGTAGCTCGATAGTGAAGTACTTAAGACCGTTAATAATATCTAGTTCAGACCTTAGTGTGAGACCGTTAAGGTATGTAGTATCGCCAGTATCTATAGTGTGTATAGCGAGCTTGTTCATCCTATCCCACAGCTGCACTATATTAGGGTTAGCCGCGCGCCACTTACTCACGATATCGGGAAGTTCTTCCTCCGGGATACCCATATTAAGAGCGCCCATCTGAATTAATGCGTTAGAGCTACCTTGATAACCTAGTGCGAGTGTGGCAACCTTGCCCTTTTGTCTTAACTCTCCGTTGACTCCGTGCTTCTCGACCGGAACACCGAACATCTGGGATGCAGTAGCGCAGTAGATATCACCGCCACTCTTGAATACATCTAGTACCCAGTTCTCGCCTGCTAGCCATGCTATTACACGAGCCTCTATGGCGCTGAAATCTGATACGATGAACTTCTTACCGTCTGCGGGTATGAATGCTGTTCTAATAAGCTGTGAGAGTGTGTCCGGAACATTTCCATATATCAGCTTGAGCCCTCTATAGTTCGATGCTTTTACAAGCTCCCTCGCATCGTCTAATGTCTTAATGTAATTACGCGGTAAGTTCTGTACTTGCACGAGTCTCCCTGCCCACCTACCTGTGCGATTAGCTCCGTAGAACTGCAGCAATCCTCTTACCCTTCCGTCCTTACCTCTAGCCTTCGCTATGGCCTTATACTTCGATACTGATGACTTACCGAGTTTCTGGCGAAGCTCTAGCGCCGCCCTTACGCTCTCCGGAAGGTCACCCTCTAGTAGATCTGATACGGTTTCCTTGCGGAGGTTATCTACTTCGATTCCTTGAGATATAACCCACCCTAGTAGCTGTGCGTTCGAGTTAGGGTTCGACAGCCCTGTGATAGCCTTTGCCTCATCTAATAGCTCTGCTGTGCTCATATCGTCTAGTGCTAGAGCCCCTGTGAGTAAGCGGTCATCTATCGCAACCCCTCTTGAGTTGATATCTATATCCTCTACCCACGCTGCCCATGTTGCCTCCGGTACCGGGTGAGTAGTTAACTTCTTGAGTATACTGCTCTCTGCCTCAACGTCTTGTCTGTTATACTCCTTGAACAGCTCCCACTTTTCGGGTGCATGTTTAGGTAGGTTGCGAGAGCGACTACCGTTAGACTTAGTAGACTTGCACGGCTTACAGAAGTAATTAATTAGTGCTTTGCCAGTTGATAGCTTCTGCTTATCTTCCGGAAGACCTATTGCCTTGCCTATCGCTTCTAGTCCTGCGGGATATCCGCAGTAGAGCCCGTGTATCATAGTGCAGCGCCACTGCTCTATTGGCGTAAAGTAACCGGCTCTATTAAGGCATATCCACTCGAACGCTGCGTTAAATGCGTGCTTGATAACAGACACATCAGATAGAGCTGCAACCATGTGAGGTGGTATCTTTTCTCCAGATACTAGGTCAACAACCTTAGTAGGCTGTGCGTCTTCTTTATATGCGAAGAGGAGGACTTCGAAGTCCTCACTCTCTGCATACTTGTGAGCACCTGCCTTACCGATGTCAACGCTGCTATATGTCTCAATATCAATACTTAGGTGCTTCATGTTGTCTCCTTAAAATGGTACGTTGTCTACTGGCTGACCAGTGATAGGGTTAACTTGTGGCTGTGCCTGCTGTGGTGCACCGAATGCCTGTGCTGCTGATGGTGCTGCTCCGCCTAGTGCCTCTCCGTCTCTGAGCTTCTGAACTGGTCCGAGCGCGCAACCTACTCCCTTCTTACCGTTGAAGTTATAAGGGAAGAACTCTACATTGACTCTTGCGTAGCATCCACTGTACACCTCGCTGTGGTTGATAATAGGGTTGCCCATTGCATCTACTACCTCTGGTGGATAATCTGCGCTAGATCTAGCACTGAACACCCAGTGACCTTTGCACTCCTGTGTGAATGGAGTACCGTCCTGCTTAACTCCATCTCCGTCCCATATTGGTGTAGGTACTACTGGCGGTACCACTCCGTTGTAGCATCCGCTAGAACCCTTCTGCTTTGCTGCCTCGATTGCTGCGTCAATGCGTCCCTTAGTTGCAGTATCTGTCTTTGGAAGCAGTACAGTAACGCTGTACTTAGGTTCCTGCCCCTCGATATTCGAGTAAGGTTTAAAAAGATGTGCGTATGATAGTCTTACTTCTCCAGTTGTTACGTTTGTCATTTCTCCGATTGCCATTGTTAATACCTCCGTTACTTAAATGCCTCATTGGCTGAAATCTTATTAGTGATAGCTTGTCTTTTATCTGTACTTGGTACGAGTGTAGGCTTGCCAGGGTTCTTAACTACATACTCTCCTGCTACATCTGCGAAGTGTGCTTTACCCATTAACTTCTCCACTTGTGCCAACGTCAGAGGCTTGCGTTCATACAGCATTGCCTCGTTAGTACCCTTTTCAATGATTGCCTCGAACGCAGCATCCATATTCGTCCACGTTCTCGAGCCTCTACCTTCAACAGCCTTGTAGCCGTCTACGTCTCTTCCTGCTAGACACTCAGCTAGCGCATAGTCTTGTAACTCTGTTAGCCACTTGGCTACATCTTCGCCCTTACGTAGGTACTCGCCTACTTCCTCGTTAGTGATAAGTGGCGGCTTCTTGTCTATCTCGAATGCGAGTTCTATGTTCTTATCAGCTCTTGCTCTGCACTGCTGCCTAGCTCTGCAGAACCTGCACCAGCCGCCCGGCGTATATTCGCCTTCGCCCTTAATGGCGACAGCAGCTAGCACCTTGACTTTATCTCCGAAGCGCTTAAGCCCCGCTGCTGTAAATTCACAACTATTAGTGTTGTCAATTCTTGGCTGAACAATGCTTATCTTGACCGTGTCTATAGCGAACAGCATCTTGTATGCTTCTAGTGCGCCTAGAGCGTATATCATGAGCTGTGGGTTATTCTCTGCAGATGCTGGTACGCCCTTGCCATATTTAAGGTCGATAATGTGTAGTGTCCTCTCTCCTATCATCACGCAGTCGGCTGTTCCGAAACCGTCTGGTATATATGCGGTTAGATCAAGTCTTTTCTCGATAGCGATGTATGGTGTCTTCTCGAACTCCATAGCTGCCTTACGGATGTATGCAACGTAGTCATCCGTGTATCCGTCCATTTCTGGCTGATATAACTCATTTTTCTTAATCTTGTTGAGTGTTCTAGTCAAAGTTGCCTTACGGTAGTTCTGCGTGTTGAATAGGTGCTGTAGCTTCGCCTCTGCCATCTCGTGGGCGAGTGTGCCCTCTTTTGCCGATTCCGATGTAGTATCGGGAAACTGTGACTCTAGCACTGCACTCGGTGTGCAGTTCATCCATCTGTGTGCGCCGCTTGCCGATAATAGTGCGTGTGCTCTGTCCTTGTGTCCTGCCATTAGATATCAGCTCCTAACTGTCTTAGATCAAGTGCGAATGCTCCGAACTTATCAGGTGTGAGCTCTGGTAGCGAACTTACGCCATGCTTACCCAGAAGTGCCGCGATATCATCCATCGATACACCCTTGTCCATCAGTGCGATAGCAGCCTTCTGTAACTCGTCTGCTGTGTAGCTCTTTGCCTCAGTAGGTACTGCTGGCTGTGGTGCAGGTGTCTGTGGAGTAGAGTCGTCAACTGCTCCGCCGCCAGCTGTCCATACTGGTTCAGCACTTCCAGGCATTGGTGCCTGTGTTGGTGTCTCTACTGGTTCTGCACTTGCACAGTCGGTGCTCGGTGTCTGCGGTAACTCCTTGCTGAATGCCTCGAGTGATTCTGCTAGTGCCTTAAGAGTTCCGTTTTTTGTCACCTCGATAGCCTCTTCCGCGTTCATTTGTAGTATTAATTCCATTTTTAGCCTCCTTAATCGCTTCTTGAAATTCTTTAATTTTTTTTTGCGTCGCCGTAGCTCCGCTTATTAACAACTTTCATAAATGCCACCTAATCAACTAACGGCAGCACATCGTCTGGATCATCTACGTACCTGTTGACGCTTGCCTTCATCTCTTCATCAGATGGTAGTTCTGTAAGCCTCGGGTCGTGCCAGTCGCATTCCGTTCTAGGACGAGTTTTGTCTTCGCCTAGAATGTCCTTGAAGAAGTGTTCTAGTCTGCTCTCCTTCATGTGTTTAGGCTCGAGTCCTAAAGTGTTACTCATAATTACCTCCTTATTTCTCCGCACTCTTCTGCACGGTGGAATTGGTTCGCGTAGTCAATTAGCTTGCCCAATTCCTCTCTGTCAGCGTCTGTTGCGTTACTACTCTGTAACCCAGCTTTTACCAGGTGATAGGCGATCTGCTTAAGCTGCCTGCTGTCAAAATTTGCCTCTAAACTTCCGCACCACAACGGCAAACAGCTAAAATCTAGGTCAGCTCCGTACAGGTTAGCTTCGCGCAGGTTAGCTCCGTACAGGTTAGCTCCGTACAGGTCAGCTTCGCGCAGGTTAGCTCTTAGGTCTTGCCAATCCTCACAGTCTTCATTAATCCAGTGCTGATGGTCGTCTATGATCTTCTTTAGTTCAGCATTATTCAT